GCTAATAGCTGATACCCCCAAGGGTATCATTCAAGCCCCCACTATTGCCGACTTCGTGGATGACTACCTTTCCATCGATAACGAGGGCTGGCATACCTCTCCGACCGGTACTACCCAGTACAAGTACGACGACTTCGAGAGCATCATTGAACTTAAGGATGTAGAGACTCCCGCTCCTATTTACATAGACAAGCCATATGATACTGGGACACCTTACGAGTTCTATGATGAAGACGCCGGATATGGCTTTACGTCTGATACTATCGGTGGTATGGCGGATAAGCTGGCTAGCTATTTCAGCGCCCCCGGAACTAAGGTGCCACCCAGCGCAGCCGGTGGAGCTGCCTACACCAGTAACAAGTGGGTCAACTCCTTCGACAATGGCGACTGGTTTTGGAAGACCGCAGCAGATGACCAGCTAATTAAAGAGGGCTTCACTCAGTCTGAAATAAATGATATTAAAGAGATCTTCGATAACGATGTAGATGGCGGCCAAGGTGCTGGCCAGTTCATGGATCTTACTCCAGGTGAGAAGCAGGGTTACCTCAACGCTGCCGGCGACTATGATAACCCCCTAGGTCACAATGAGTTAATGGACATAGCCACGGGCAATGCTACGGGTCATTTGGCCGGCCCAGATATCACCAAGCCGCCTAAGTTCGAGTACGCCGGTGCTTCGAAGATTCCTTGGTCACAGATTCCCCAGTTTAATATCAAGTATGCTTATGAGCCGATTTTTGGGGAGTTGCTAATCCAGGATGTTCCCGGTGGAGCCCCTAACGGTCACGGAGTCTATGTTAAGGTCCTCGACAATGGAGGCTTCTCAGCTAAGGTCGGGGCCAAGACCCTTGAAGCCGCTACCATTGAAGATCTGGTTGTCAAGATACATGATGACTATTGGAACGAAGCCGGTGTCGTCTCCGATGTAGTCCAAAACGCAGCCCAGGAAGCCCAGGGCGAACCCCCCTCCACCGGCATTGGCGGGATACTGAAGGCCAAGTCCTGGCAAGTCGACGGAAAGCCAATTGGCAAAGCCGCATTCGACAAGTATGCCCCGCTCAGCTTCAAGCAGAAGAACCTAGTCACCCAACTTTCCGGCAACCTCCCCAATCAGAGCATCGAGACTATCATTGATTCGGTTGCTAAGGGAACTGATACCGACGGCAATTGGAAGTTTGCTCAGCCACCCACTGATTACAGCGCCCCCGTAGGTTCCAAGAATAATCCTATCCTCAAGATAGGTTCTCACACCGTAACCGCGGGGCAGAAGGCCAAGTTCAACAAGCTCACCCCATCCCAGAAAGAATACATAACCAAGTCCTCTAATGCCAATCATACTATTTCCTTTGACCATCTCCTAAAGATGGGAGCCGAACATAAATTCGGAGAGGCTGGGCCTAACATAGCCAAGGCTATCAAGCCTGAGCATGTCCCTGTAGACCCTGATGAAATCGCCGGGATAAAGAAACCGGCAGTGAAGACCTCTGAAGAGTTCATCCAGGAGATAGAGACCAAACTCGGCAAGCCCTATGACAAGAAGGAATACGCAGCCCCTGGTCAGGAAGGCGCCCCAGTAGCGGGAGCTGGAACCCCATCCAAGGGCACTGTGCAGCCGGTCAAGAACAAGGCCACCGGTAAGTGGGAGGCCAAGGTAGGTTGGCAGCAATTCCAGAACGAGGACCTCGGTGAGCTATTAGACCAGATCACTAAAGCTGGATACAAGACTACCCCACCCGAAGGCTTCAGCATTGGAGGCGGCGCACCGGGAGAGTCTCTAGTCGAGGCCAAGCCTATTAAAGTAGGGCTGACCAAGGGCGAGAAAGCCCTGAACGCCCTTTCCAAGGTCAAGAACGTCATCATCTCCCATGGCGTACTCAACAACGCTATAGCCACCCCGATAGCCAAGGAGTACCTCCGCATCAACCGGGTAGTAAAGACCCAAGCCACCAACCTTGGCAAATCCGCCCGGCACACTTCGAAGATTCTCAACATCAAGACTCTTGATGACTTCCGCAAGATAGACGTGGGCACACTGACGCCCGCCCAGAAACGTCTCCACGATAGGTTCCTCTACCAGCTGACCTCCTTCCAAGACACCCTCGATCAGTTCGGAACCGACATCAAAACCCTAGAAGAATTCTGGACCGAAGCCGCCGGCAAAGAGGGTTTCGAGAATAAAACCTTCGGCGACCTCATGACCGAGTATGGCAATGCTATCGCCAACCGAGTATCCGACAAGTGGCTCCAAAAGGAGATAGATAAAATCGGCGGGGCCATGGATCTATCCGCCAAGGGTGGGAAGCCAATCCCTACCTCCACCGTCACCCGAGTTCAATCCCAGGTGAAGCTCCCCTCTGCCGTAGGCGACGTACTTAATAGAGCCGTCGACAAGGTACACCCCACCAGAGACTCCGAGTGGGCTGAGCTCTACACCAGTATCAACAGCATGTTCCGAAGCATGTGGGCAGCGGGTGACCTGTCCTTCCAGCTCATCCAGCAACTCCCCCTATGGGCGGACAATCCTAAGAAGGCCTTCCAAGCCACCAAAGTCGGCATGAAGGCAATGTTCGACCCGACTGCCATGGCCGAGTTTATAGCTCGCCGAGATGAGATGGTCAAGGGCACGGATAAGCCTACCATGGCTGAGTACATTAAGTACGGCGGGCACATGGCAGAGACCCTTGGCGAGGGCACCGACCTCGAAGGACTCTCCGGTAAAGTCCAGCGCATCCCCGGATATGGTAAGTTCCTGGAGAAGTCCAATACCGCCTTCACCGAGACCGGGAACGCTAACCGTATCATGACCTATGATATGCTCTGGGACAACTACAAGACCGGCGGCATCAGTATGCTCACCGGACTATACACCAAAGCAGGGAAGTCCATCACCCCTAGTTCCACCCGAGCTGAAATCATTGAAGCCATCACCTCCGCGGGAAACAGAGCCTCAGGTTTCTCCCACCGAGGACTCGGCGGCCCTTACGGTTCCGCCATCTTCTTCGCCCCACGCTTCATGCAAAGCCAGATTGAACTCCTAATGAAGGCCGTCTCCGACGGTGGCATCGAGGGCCACGCCGCCCGGAGGCAATTGATAAAGATGGCCGCCGTAGGCACCGGGATAACTATGGCTGTCAACGAGCGGAACGGTCATGATACCGAGTTCGACCCCCGCAAGCCAAACTTCATGCGGATGATAGATATCAATGGTGCTGACCTCAGTGTATTCGGCCCATGGGACTCCCTCATCCGTGGTGTTGTTAAGTCCGCCCCTACCATTGATTCCAGCGGCGACGTCGACTTTGACCCCACCTACCTACTCCGCTCTAAATTGGCTCCAGTCCCCTCCATGCTCCTTGACATCACCACCGGGAAGGACATCGTAGGCAAGTCCACTCGAACCCCCGCCAACGCAGTCAAGGCCGCCCTCCCATTCAGCCTTCGCGAGGCCTTAGAACAACCCATCTCTACAACAGCCTTCGGACTCCTCGGCGGCAAAGGAACTCCAGTCTCCGCCAGTGAGCAACTCGAGGCCAAGCTCGAACGTGCCGGGATAAAGAAGTCTGACCCGGACTACCTTATCGAGCGCCGGCAGTATCTATCCGACCACCCGGAGGACATTCCTCCATCCGACTCCAAGACATACAAGCGTGTTCAAGAGGTCCGCGCTGACATAACCGCCCGCCGCAAGGCCAACGATAAGAAGACTCGAGACAATGAGCAGAGCCTCGTAGACTTCCGCGACAACCGCCGGATACTCCTCACCGAGCAGCGCAACAAACTCGAGGAACTCCTCCGTGACGAGGCCAAGAACACCTCCACCGAGCAGCGCCGGTGGCTGAATTCCTACACCGACCTGTTCGACAAGGAAGACGTCAAGGACTTCATCACTGGCGAAATCAACCCTGACGCATTCGACCGGGAGGTAGCCAAGTGGACTAACCGCTACGGAGACGATGCACTCGACTGGATTAACCGCTACATGGGAGCCGGACTCACCCGAGTCGAGCAAGCCTACCACGATGACCTCCGCACCCTCGACGAGGCCGGGTACTTCGATACCCCCAAGTTCATCAACATGAAGTCCGGCCTCACCGAGGACGAGATCGACTCCATATCCTCCGCTGTAGATGCCGCCAGAGCCGGCAACCCACAACTCCAATCCCAGTCCTGGAGTCAAACCGCGAGGGCCCTACTCAAAGATTCCCTCAGCCCTAAGGAACTCAGCGATATCGTCAACTCCCGGTCTGAGAAATACGCCAACCCGGAACGAGAGGAACTCAAAGAGAAGTATGGGAAAGAAATACTCTGGTTCAACTCCCGAGCCAACTGGGATTCATACACCAACTACAAACCCGGCAAGAAGACTGCCAAGGTAGGAGGCGCCCTGAAACTATCCAAGCCAACAGCGGCCAGCTTAAAACCCACTCGTTAACCCGTATAAATTGACCCACCGCATACACTATCAGATGAGGATACCAATGCCTGACTCCCCTAGTACCTCTACCCCGGCCGAACCTGTAGAGCCACAGGAAGCGCCGCCCGAGGCCTCTTCGGACGAATGGATTAGACTCGACCCCAACAACTTGACGGAAAGTATCCGCGCCTTGCAAAAGGAAAATCCAAAGTTCCTTGAGGTATTCAACACCGAAGTCGGTAACCACGCTCAAAAGCAAGCGGCCCGGAAGTACGAGCCTGAAGTCAAGAAGCTTCAATCCGAACTCGAGTCCGAACGTATGCAGAGGCGCCGCCTCGAAGTCCTGGCTATGTCCGAGAAGGACATTGAAACCCAGTTCGCGGCTGACCCGAAATTCGCGGAAGAGTATGCCAAGCTAGTCCATTACGAACCTCAGACAATTGAGGATGACCCTACTCCCATCATCACACAGCAGTGGGACGAGATGGAATCTTGGGCGAAAGATCAGGGCGTTGATGATGCCTTCGTCGATAAGATTCTAGCCACGGCCCAAAACGGAGGGTACGCAGTGGATGGACACTGGTCCCTCGGTATGCAGATGATACAGAGAGATTTCACTAACGAGATCCTCCGGATTAAAGGCTCCTCAGATCCTCAAATCAACCCTTCCCTCACTCGAGGCGGAGCCGTAGTCACTCCTGCAGGTAGAGGTTCTACCGGGGGATGGACTTTCAAGACCGCTAAGCAGTTCCAAGACCTCCCGGTTGCTCAACAGACCGAAATCCTGGAAGATCCTGAGGGACTCAAATACGTCGAAGAACTTGTTAAAAAGGGATAAACAATGGCAGTCGATGCCTTCATTCCAACCCTGTGGTCTAAGAAGTTCAAGGACGTTCTCGATCCCGCTCTCGTATACGCCAACTGTGTGAACCGCGACTACGAGGGTGAAATCAAGAACATGGGTGATACAGTCCGGGTCAACACCATCGGCCCAGTGACTATCTCCCCCTACGTCACGAACACACTCAACCTCCTTCCTGAGCAGATCCAAGGCGCCGGTCAGCCTATGGTTATCGATCAGGCCAACTACTTCTACTTCGCCCTGGACGACGTGAACAAGGCCCAAATCAACGTGAATGTCATGGAGCAGGCTATCCGCCGCGCTTCATTCGGCATGAGGGATGTAATCGACGAGTTCCTTTCCGCCCTCCTCGCCGCTGGTGTTCACGAAGATAACGTGCTGGAAGTAACCGGCACCACCAGCTCATCCGTGGCCCAGCCCATCCTCCTCCCTGCCGCCACTCCAGACTTGTGCTATGAACTCCTGGTGGACCTCTCCACCCGGCTGAACAAAGCCAACGTCCCTGGTGGTGACCGCTGGGCAGTCCTCCCTCCCGACTTCGTCGGCCGGATGCTGAAGGATGACCGCTTCACCAGCTTCGCAACTTCCGGTTCCTTTGAGAACATCAAGGGTGGGTCTAGCGCTGGTGGGGAAGATGGCAACCTTCTCCCGATGCTTCGGATGCTCACCGGCTTCGACATCTACGTTTCCAACCAAGTCCCGGTCGGTGGTGCTACTGTCTACACCATCATAGCCGGGTACAAGGGCGCCGCCAGCTTCGCCACTCAAATCGCCGAGGGTCAGCCTGAAGCATTCCGCCTGCAAACCGGCTTCGCCGATGCAGTCCGCGGCCTTCAGCTCTACGGCGGCAAAGTCTTCGAACCAGCTGGTCTCGCCAGCGCCTACATCCAGTTCACCTAGGAGTCGTATCATGGCTAACGTTTCTATCGCATTGACTCCACTCGTCATCAATACCAGGTCTAACGACCTGATTGCTTCGGGGACTTCTGTCCCTATCAACGACACCTTCGACATTGATGCCAAGGGCAAGACAGATGACCTGATCATCTTTCTCGAGTCCACTGACGCCAATGCTCCGGTGGTCACCTTCAACGCCGGTGTTGACCCGCCAAGCAAGCGGGAGGGCATGGGTAACCTGGCTGTCAACCTCGCCACCTTGGATGCTCGCATCCTCCAGCTCGAGGGTGGTCGCTTCATCCAAGCCAATGGCAAGATCACAGGTTCGGTAGCCACTGGTATCACCCGCATCACTGCCTTCCGCACTTCGCGTAGGTGGTAGAAGGAGGGGCTCCTTTCACACCCATTCGAGAGGTTGGTGGATCGCCCAGCCTCGTGTGATTGGAGCCTCCCCCCACAACGAAACTTCCCCGTGGAAACGCACACAACGCAAATTCCGCCGGGTTTCCACTTTTTCCGACCCGCCCATCACCCGTCAAAGTACGCCGCACACAACGCAAATTCACCCCTAAGGAATAAGTAGTGGCAACAGTTATCGCCGCCTCTACAGTCCCCAACCTCGACGGTGTAAGCCGGTACTCCCTATTTAAGTAGCTGGCCCTCGACACGGGCTTGTTGTTCTGTGGAGT